GTCATATGTTCCTACTGAAGATTCTGGTATTGATTATAGTATATTTAATTATTCTACTTTACCTTCAGAAAGACAAAGTAAAACAATGAATGAGTTTATGTTAATTAGTTATGGTATTGATAAAGGCTATCTTTCATATGATGATGAAAAAGATGCATATCGTAAAATTCAATTTAAAGAATCTATAACTCCAAACGAAAGAAGAGTAATTGATAATAATTGGGCTTTATCATTATTAAGTGCAGATAATTATAGAAATTACAGAGATTACTTTGATTTACTTGAAAATGGATATAAAAATTCAACTAGTGAAAATGTATTTAAAAAATTTTTTAGCCCTAAAAATAATTTAGATGGTAATATGATATTTAAAGAAAAGTCAACAAGAGGCGGTAGACTAGGATATGTAACTTATGTTAATTTTAGTGATGATTTTAAAAAGAAAATAAATCAAGCCATGTCTATTAAAGATAAACAAGGTAATGTAAAAGGTATAATTGATAGAGAAGGCAATGTAAATGTTAGAGCAGATGACCAAGGCGGTTATTATAATTCTGATGGAAAATTTATAAGTGGAACAACAGGACAAGTAACAGGAGGAAGTTTAATACAGGGTATGCAATATTTAATTAATTTACAAAATAGCGGTATACAACTATCTCCTAAATTACAAAAAAGATTATTAAAAGGTATAAACTCAAAAGCCTTATCATTTAAACAAAAACAAGATTATGCTAATATACTAGGATATGATACATGGGATAATGCTTATAAAGATTTAAGTAAAGCTGTATCAGATGATAACTGGTGGAAAAAAGATGATGACGCCATTATACCACTTAAAGATACAGCCCCAACTCCTATTAGTACAGAAGGAGATATAGTTTCTGATGATGGAACAATAACAGACCCAAGTGGAGATACGTATACTCCTACAGGTGATGGACAAGGATATACATTTGAATCTGGTTCTGATACAAGTTACACACCGGGAGGACAAGGTTCTGGAACAACATATAACCCATCTGGCAGTGGGGGTACTAGTTATGGAACAGGTAGAGGCGGTACATCAAAAACTAAAACACCTTCTCAAACAAGCGGAGCACCTGCAAATTATGGTGGAAATATACCATCCGCAACTGGAAATACACCAGGTTTTTCTGGTAACCCATTTATAGATAGATAATAGGAGAAAAATATGGCAAATGGAATGATGGGAAATCCTATGGGAGCACAACAACCTCCTATGGAACAACCAATGAATAATCAAGGAATGCAAATGGGAGGAGCAGGAGATGCTGTTCTTGATATGCATTTAACACAAGATGTAAAACAAGCATTACAAGAAAAAGGCGTAGATATATCTGCAGTAGCAGATAGAGGCCCTAAAGAACCTGTAGTTGTTTTACCAGTATCAATAATTATGGAAAGATATCCAAGTGACTCACCAGAAAATTCAATGAGAGAGTTTGTAATGGATATGACAAAAAATCAACAAGCAGTTTCTGCAGAGCAACCTATGGCGGCTCCTGCAGATGCACCTAGCCCAGAAGGATTAGGAGCACCAACAATGGATAGGCCACCTATGACAGCATAGTCATAGCCCCAATGCGACTCTAGGCCACCTGTTTCCAACAGCCCCAACAAAGGAGAATAAAATGGAAGAAAATAAAAAAGAAGAGATTCAAAAAGAGGAAACGAAAGATGAATCTCAAGTAGAGGCTCTTCTCGAGCCTACACCTTATAAAAATAACTATAGAAGAGATTTAAATAAGGAAGAAACAGAGGATACAGCTACCGTTTCGAAGGACACTTCTTCAGAAGAAGAGGCCACTCCAGACGAAGAACGCCCTGTTAATGCTGAAGAGAAAGTGTTTAAGAAACGTTACGACGACCTTAAACGCCATTACGATTCAACTGTCAATAAGCATAAAGACGATGTCTCAAAACTTAAACGTCAGTTAGAAGAAAGTGCTGAACAAGTACTGCCAAAAACTAAAGAAGAATTAGAAGCCTGGCGAACTAAATACCCAGATGTCTACGATGTTATAGAAACTATAGCATATAATAAGGCAGATGAAAAAGCTAAAAAAGTTGAAACTAATCTTAAAGAATTAGAGAGCCAACAAATGGCCGTTCAAAGAGATAAAGCAGAAATTGAATTAGCTAAACTTCATCCAGACTATAATGAAATTAGAGCGGATGAAAAATTTCATAAATGGGTAGGTGAGCAAGATTCTAATATTCAAGGTTGGTTGTATGATAATACATCTAATGCAAAATTAGCGGCTCGAGCTATAGACTTATACAAAATGGATACAGGACATAGTAAGAAAAAAACTAATAAATCGTTAGAGGCATCAAAGTCAGTAACCTCTACTAATAAACGTGAAGTCGATACTTCAAATAAAAAGATGTGGAAAGTTAGCGATATAGCTAAAATGAAACCTCATGAATTTGCAAAACACGAAAAGGATATTGATTTAGCTAGAGTTGAAGGTAGAATTGTTAATGGTTAATCTTTAACAGTCTATAGGAGGACTTATTATGGCTATAACTAAATCAGCAGGTTATGACAACTTACCTTCGGGTAATTGGCTACCGGCAATATACAGCCAAAAGGTTCAAAAGTTCTTTAGAACTGCATCAGTTGTGGAAGATATTACTAACACTGACTATGCAGGTGAGATTGAGGCTTACGGAGATACAGTTAACATTATTAAAGAGCCAACCGTTACAGTTAGTTCTTACACTAGAGGTGGACAAATCAACATCCAAAATTTGGCTGATGACCAACTCCAACTAGTTGTAGACCAAGCTAATGCGTTTGCTTTTAAAGTTGACGATATTGAAGAAAGACAAGCTCATGTGAACTGGGAAGCCTTGGCAACTTCTTCTGGAGCATATGCTCTAAAAGATAACTATGATGAAAACGTACTTGCGGCTATGTTTGCAGGTGCGGGTACAGACCACGGAACTATTTCAAGTGGTCACGGTTCTGGTGATACAGACCCACTAAACACTTTGGCCTTAGCGTCAAAAACATTACATGGTAATGATGTTCCAACTGATAACAGATGGATGGCAAGTAGCCCAGAATTTTTTGAGCAACTAGCACAAAGTGCATCTAAATTAATGGATGCATCTGTTACTGGTGATGGAGCTTCTCCATTACGTAATGGTAGAGTTGTTGCAGGACAAATCCAAGGATTTAATCTGTATATGACTAATAACTTTGCAGGCCTTTATGGCTTGTTTGGACACATGTCTTCTACTGCTACTGCAAATGCAATTGCAAAAACAGAAGTTGTAAGAGACCCAGATTCATTTGCAGACATCGTAAGAGGTCTACATGTATTTGGAAGGAAAGTGTTACGTTCGGTAGCACTTACCAAAGCAACATTCACGTATGACGCTGATTAATAGGAGGATTAAATGACAACTTATAGTAAAGTTACAGGCGGAACAGCCGGACATCCTTCTACTAGAAGAAAGCCTTATTGGGTTGAAAACACAGTTGATTTATCACTGTTTGACCCTGCGGCTAACGACATAGTACAGGTATTAAACGTACCGGCTGAGACTCTAGTTATTAATGCAGGAATTGAAGTACTAACTGCTTCACCATCAAGTGTAACACTTGACGTAGGTGACGGCGGCGATGTAGATAGATTCGTTGATGGTTTAGACTCAACGTCTACAGGTCATGGTGCTCAAGTAATTAACGCTTCAAATGTAGGACATGTATATGGTTCTGCTGACACAATTGATGTTAAAGTGTTAGGTGCACAAGACACTTCAAGTAAACTAAGAGTATGGGCACTAATGTGCGATATAAGCGGTTCAGATGAAACTGCTTCTAACAGTTCATAATCTATAACATATTAGGGGGCCTAGTGCCCCCTTTATTATATGGCTAAATATTATTGTTCTGTATACAACAATATAGAAAAAAGATTTAGCTCTACAAATAACGCAGATGGTTGTTGGGAATCATCTAAACTGGGATTAACAAAAGAT